ATCATGTTGATTGCATCAGATGGATGGGCTACGGCCAACAATTCCAGGACTTTAAATGCAACGTCCATATATCAGGTAGGCAAGGTCCAGCCGGTATCCAACGAGTCCTCCCAAGATTATCTCAAGAAGCGAGAAACACGATTACGATTGAGAATGACGAAATGTCGTGGGGCATCGAAGCATCGCTCGAACTCCAAAAGGATCTCGCTCTCGTACTTGACATACACCATCACTGGGTCCGCACAGGTGAATACATACACCCCACCGACGATAGATTTCTACGCATAGTAGATAGTTGGCGTGGCGTTAGACCTGTCATACATTATTCTGTATCACGTGAAGATCTACTTGTAGGTCATGATGCTAATACACTTCCTAACATGGACGAGCTACTAGAACAAGGTTACAAGAAAGCTAAACTACGTGCCCACAGTGATATGATGTGGAATCATGCAGTAAATGACTGGGCATTAACGTTTAAACCGTCAGCAGACATCATGGTAGAATCCAAACACAAGAATCTAGCCAACTCAGCACTATTAGAAGCCGCATAATATCAGCTAAATATTAGCATGATAATAAGAGAACTATTAGAAGCCAAAGAGCAATCACTAACTCTAGAGAAGTTACCGTATTCAATAGGTGACTTGGCTCCTATATTATCAAAGGAGAACGTAGACTATCATTACAATGTTCTGTCAAAAGGATATGTAGATAGATACAATGCAGGTGAAGGAGATCCTAAATTTAATTATGGTGGTGCAAAGCTACATAATTTATGGTGGACACAATTAAAGAAACCAACAGGAACTAATACACCTACAGGTTCAATTTTGGAACTTATTAAAGACAAATTTAGTGATTATAAAAATTTCCAAGAAGAGCTTGTTAAAACTGCTATGGGCATACAAGGATCGGGTTGGGTTTATCTTTCTAAGAAAGGCGAACTTAAAACAACACCAAACCAATCTTTCAAATCAGATATACTGATGCCTGTGGATATGTGGGAACATTCATTTTCAGATTATACCAAAGAAGGTAAAGGGTGCAAAAAGAAATATCTCACTAGCACGATGAAGTTAATTAACTGGGAAGTTATTAATAACAGACTACAATCAATATAAGGAGAAATATTATGATCAATCCAATAAACTGGATCAAATCCAGATTAGACGAAAGAACATCTTGGGATGGTGCTATGCTTATAGCCATCGGAGTAATTGTTCTTATTGCAGGACCATTTGCTAAAATTGCCGCCTACGCCGCAATCGGTTATGGTGCTTGGACTCTTTGGAAAAAAGAGAAATAATCAAAATAGCTTACACGGTTGGTATTATAATTTACTAATATCAATCGTGTCAGCATCTATACGCATATTCAATTTCTTGCGTTGCTCAACACCTTTCTTTTGTGCAAATCTTTTAGGATCACAACTAGGACAAACGTGACTATAGTCGTCTGCTAGTCTTTTAGGGTCTACTTTACCCTTGTCTCGGATAAACTCCTCATGACAATCGTCGCACTTAAATACTACTAACGTCTTTTTTCGCTTGTATGTATGGTGTTGACCCTTTTTACCTTTACGTAAAAAGTATTGTATTTTGCGTTCAGTTCTTAAAAACATAACAACAATATTTATAAGATTACATTCGGATTATAAAGGATAGGATAAATAAAAGCAAAGAGAGATACTATGTCAATTGTAAATCTAACAGAAACAGCAAAGGAGCACATGGCAACAATGCTTAAAGAACACGATAAACCGGCTATTAGGCTAGGATTAAAAGGTGGTGGCTGTGCTGGATTCAAATACGAGTGGAGTCTTGAAGACGAAATCAAGAGCGATGACGAACAAATTAAGGTAGATGGAGGTTTGTTTGTTGTGGATCCTGCGAGTGTTATGTACTTATTAGGTACTACAATAGATTATAAGAAAGAAGTATTTGGATCATATTTTGATATTAAAAGCCCTAATGCAACATCAAGTTGCGGTTGTGGTGAAAGTGTAGGATTTTAGTAAATGGCTAAACAAATAATTAATATTGGTGTAGAGGGTAATGACGGTACTGGTGATAGTATTAGAAATTCGTTTAGAAAAGCTAACGAAAACTTTACAGAATTATATGCAGTATTTGGACAAGGTGGATCAATATCATTTAGAGCATTAAGTGATGTTCCTGATACACTAACAGCCAATACGGTACCTCAAGTAAATGCGGCAGGTGATGCTCTTGAGATGAAAGCATTACAAGGTGGAATAGGTATTACTGTTACACAAAGTTCAAATGCAATTACAATTACAAATAGTGGATCAATAGTTAGTACTGATGGTATACCAAGTTTAGGTGGACCACTTAACGCGGCAAACCAAGGTATTGCTAACGTTAACATTTCACAAGCGGCCATTAACGCATTAAACTCAGCACACGGAACAAGTTTTACAGAAGACGACCTTGTTATTACAAAAGGTTTTGCAGATGGTAGATACTTAACTTCAACAGGATCGCCAGGTGCGTCTGGACAAGTTAGAGTTAGAAGTGAACCAGCTGACGCATCAGGTTATACATTTACTATTGCAAGTTTTAACAACGGTAACGTTGTTGCTAGTGCGGCTCACGGATTTACAACTACTTCAAATGGTATTGCATACAAATACAAATCAATAGGTACAGATGCAACTAACCTAACAACAGGAACAACTTATTATCTAAGATACGTAAGTGCTACTGAAATGTCAATTCATGCTTCAAAGGCAGAAGCACAAAACAATGACGATGGCACTAGAGTAAGAATTGTAGCTTCAGGAGGTTCTGGAACACAGACAATGACTGATGCTGACTTTGATCCAACGTTAGCAGGGTATTGGATTAAATCAGAAGCATTACCAAGAGAATCGATTACTAGACGTCAAGGTGACGAGATGACTGGTACATTGTACTTGAATGATCACCCAGGTTCATTTGCAGGTGCAGGACAACCAAACGGAATTACAGATAGACAAGCAGTTACAAAATACTACGTAGACAATTCAGCATTTGCAAGTGCTACAAACTTATATGTTAGCACCAAGGGTGATGACGCAATGGCTAACGTGCCAGTTGGTAGTGAAGGTAGAGCTTGGAACTATGCTTACAAATCAATAGCGGCCGCGGCGGCTAAAGCAGAAGAAGTTATAACAACTTCTCCTTTAACGATTGGCCCATACAAACAAACAATTACATATAACAGTGGTGCAAGTAATTCAACAGTAGCAACAAGTGGTGTTACTAGTTCAAGTGGATACGAAGAAGTAAAAGTTCTTACAGATGCTAACTTAAAGTTCATCAGAGAAGAAACTATCAGTTACTTGAACGCAACTTATCCAACGTACTTGTTTGATAGAAGTCAATGTAGAAATGACTTAACAAGAATTGCTAACGGTATTATACTAGACATACTAGATGGTACAACTGCAAACTATCACAGTAGAAATGCAGGTTTAAGATATTACAGTACTGCAAGTGGACAAAAAGCAAGACAGTCACAAAGAACAGAAACATTAGCGGCTATTACATTTGCTAAGGCTCTACACGCAAAAGTTATTACCAATGTAATGGAAACAACATTATACCAAGGTCAATTTGCAGTAAGAACAATTGGCTTAGGTGCAAACACTATATCAATAAACACAGGTAGCAATAACTATGCTCACACTTATGTAAGTGGTGGTACAGTTACATTTAATGGCGTTGCACATACTATTACAGGTGCAACATACGATCATGTTAATGGTGTTGTTACTATTACAACTGCAACCACTCACGGTGCAGTAGCAGGTGACATTGTTACAGTAGCAAACATAACTTGGAACTGTTCATTAGGTAACAAAGTATATCCAGAAGTTCATGTACAAACAACTGACAATGCACAGGTAGTTGATGCAGTAGGACAATCAGCAGTAGCGGCAAAATGGGATATTGTTTCAACAATTATTACAGGCCCAACTATTGCAAGTGCTCCACAACTTGTTGAAGGTAGCACATGGTCAATCACAATTACAAATGGTAGTGTTGGTTATGTTGATCAAAACATATCAAGCAACCAAGACTTAATCCCAGGTAAACTTGTTATAGGTAAAACATCTGGAGCAGTTGGTAGACTAGTAAAAATTACAGCAGGTGCAACACACGACACATTAGAATTAGAATTATTAGAACCGTTAACATTTGCAGTAGGTGAAGAACTAGATTACGGTAACAAAACTTCAATAAAGAATATTAGTATTCATGTTGAATCAGGAACATACAAAGAACAGTTTCCAATTAGAGTACCAAACGGTGTATCAATAAAAGGTGATGAATTTAGACGTGTTATAATTGAACCAGTAGACGGAGTTTCAACTTCACAATGGCGTAACGTTTATTTCTACAGAGAGCCTACGTTTGATAGCATTGACTTAAAAGCAACTTTTAATCCAAGTGCAGTAGAACTTTTAACTTTAAACAAAGAATATTTAAAAGATGAAACTGTTGCATGGATTGATGCACAGATAGCCGGTGCCGCAGGTATATGGAGTGGCTTTACTTATGATAAGAAAAAGTTTGAAGTAGACACTGGTAGAGTTCTTGATGCATTAATCTATGATATTAAACATGGTGGTAATGAAAAGTTTTGGGATCATGCTAACACATACTACGACGGAACAAGTTCAAACATCAGTGGTAGAGAAGCACAAACAAAAGCGGCGTTTGATCAATTAAGTTCCATTATTAGAACATATATTTTAACCAATGCGGCTTATACAAGTTTGCAAAGTGTTACAACACAAACAATTGATTCAACAGCAGGTGAAACTGCCGCAGTTACAAAAACAAATACAGAATTTACATTCCTTGGAAGTGTTCTATCAAGTGGCTTAGGAAGTTTACCTACTTTAGAATCTAGCAGTTATGGTTATCATTACTTAACAGATCATACAAACTCATCAAGCACAGCTAAGAATAACAAAGACATGGATGTCTTCTTAATGGGTGATGCAACAATATTAAGAAACATCAGTGTTAAAGGACATGGCGGGTTTATGTGTGTACTTGATCCAGAAGGATCAGTATTAACTAAATCACCTTACATACAAACTGCTTCAAGTTTCTCACAAAGCATTAACAAGAAACGTTTTGCAGGTGGTATGTTTATTGATGGTTTTGTAGGAAACCTAAGAACAAAAATTTTAAGTACAAATACAGCATACAGCATTAACGTACAGAGTGAAACCGGTGAAGGTCTAAGAATAAAAAGACCTCAAGTACCTTGTCCATTCTATGTTGATGGTGTACGTTATCAAGTTAATGCCGTTACAGCTTATGACCAAGCAAATGGAAGTGCTACACTAATATTAGATCCAACATCAGGACCATCAGGTGTTGGTTACACTCTAAACACACCTTACGCAATTACATTACAAACTGCTGGTAACAGAAGTATGTTGGCAAACGACTTTACACAGGTTAACGATCTAGGTTATGGTACTATTGCAATTAATACAGCATTATCAGAACTTGTATCACAGTTTACATATTACAACGAAGCGGCCTACTATGCAGGAACAGGTGCTGAGATTAGATCATTAAACGGATCTAATGCTTATGGTACATACGGATTAGTATCAACAGGATCAGATCCAAACGAAGTACCAGACGATATTGTCTTAGACAATAACATGATACAGACTGCCAAGGTCTTTGACGATGGTGGTGCAACATTTAATCATGCAATAGATCAATTATATGTTTATGTGTACGACACAGAATACGTTCCTTTAGTAGGATCAGAAATTGAAATAGATCACGGTGGTACACTTGGTACAACTAGATACGAAGTTACAACTGTACAAAATCCAACACAACCTGGTTCACCTCCAACAGGAACTAGAAGTAATACAGTTTACAAATTAAACTTGGCAACAAGTGGTGCTAATACTACAAGTTCAACAGGACTAAAAGCAGTATTGGCAAACGACCAGAAGGTAATGATACGTTCAAGTTCATCATTCCAATTCTCAGGTGTTGAGTCAACTACAACAAGACCAAGTTCAGCTTTAATATTTGACGAAGCAGAAACAGTTTACAGAACATTAGCATTTAATACTACAGACTCATTAGGGGCTACATTGGCTTCAGGTGTAAGACATATTAGATTTGATAGTCCATATGATTACATTAAACTAGTTATTGATAACACAAACGCCGCACTGACAACCTTTGCAGGTGCAGGTGGTACTACAATGGGTAACACAGCAGGTGACGATGTTATTGCTGTTGTAACCATTACATCACAAGCACAAAAAGATAGACTTAACTCAGGTGATATGATATTTGTTTGGGATGGTAAGACACACAAAATTACAGGATACACACAAAGATCAGGATTTGGTACTATTGCAATTACAGACGTTGCTGGTAAAGAAATTAACACAACTAGTTTACAAACTGGTATTCACAGTACATTGGTTAATACACAATCGGTTGTAACTTTAAGAGCTGGATTGGCTTCTACTGAAGGTGCAGAAATTACAATTAATATTTCAACTTGTAGAGCAACAGGACATGATTTCTTAAACATTGGTACAGGTGGATTTAATAGTTCAAACTATCCAAATTCAACTTTTGGTCAAGCTACACAAACAAAAGACCAAACAAAAGAAACAGACGAAAGAGATAAAGGTAGAGTATTCTACGTAAGTACAGACCAAGATGGATTCTTTAGAGTTGGTAAATTCTTTACAGTTGATCAAGGTACTGGTACAGTTACATTCTCAGCAAGTATTGCCTTAAGTAACTTAGATGGTATTGGATTTAAACGTGGTGTTGTTGTAGGCGAATTTAGTGCTGACGACACAATGACTGATAATGCCACTGATGCTGTTCCAACAGAGTCAGCAGTTAGAGGTTACGTTAATAAGAGATTAGGTTGGGATCATGCTGGTAATGTAGTTGGTAGTCCAATAGGACCAGGTGCAGTAGCAAGAGATGGTTCAACATCATTTACTGCAAACATACCAGCAGGCGGATTTAAGATTACTAATTTAAGTGATCCATCAAGTAACCAAGACGCGGCAACTAAATCATATGTTGACGGATTGATTGCGGCTGGTGATACTATTCCAGAAAACATTGATGTTGAAATGAAAGCACCTGCGGCTAATCAGGCATTTCTTTTAACAGGTAAATTTAGACTTTATACAGCACCAGCAACAGGTGGTAACTTTGTTGCAGGTAACGTGATAGCAGGAAGCAACTCAGGTGCGGCTGGTACTATTGTTGAAGTTAAGAACGTATCAAGACAAGGCGTTGCAGAAAACTTATTAATATACACAGCAACATCAGGAGCATTTACAACAGCTGATATAGTTTCAGCACAGAGTGGTACAGTTACAGCTCAGGTTAACAATGGACCACATTATGAATTTGCTACTGCGGTAGAAGAAGCAGTTTCAGATGTAAACATTCAGGTTGAAAGAACTACAAGTGCAGTTACAGTTGATATGCAACTTAGAGCAGATAGCATTGTAAACGCAGATGTAAATTCAGCGGCGGCTATTGCACAAAGTAAGTTAAATTTAAATGCGGCAACTACAAGAGCTAACGCAACAGGTATTTCACAAAATGACTTAGGTGTTGTAAGTTTAGATAGCAGTATCTTTACAGCAACTAACGGTTGGATAACTATTGACAACGGCAAATTAGATTATAGAAAATTAATTAACATAGCTGACCAAACAGTACTTGGTAGATCTGTACAGGATTCAAGTACAGGTGACGTTGCTGAAGTAACCTTTGCAGATGTTGTACAAGGTGGTGGCGGTGTTATTGAAACTGTTTCAACAACAGGTGCCGCGAATGCTCTAGTTAAAACAGATGGTAACGGTAATGCGTCAATGCAAGGATTGAAAGTTGACAGTTACTTAATTATTGATACGTCAGGTACAGAAGTACAATTTAGTACACCAGGTGGTGCTCAGTTTATGACAGCGGCTGGTACAGTTACTCCTACAGTAGCAATACCAGGAAGTGTTAACATAGGTAACACAGGAGTTACACAAGGTTCATTCCAAACTAACTCTGCATTAGCAGGTGAAAGTAGATTAGCAGTTGACTGGATACACAGTTCATTTATTGAAGCTCCAGGAGAGCTTGATGCAAACTCAACAGGTATAGGTATAGGTGCTAACACAGGTTATAGTGCGGCAGGCGAAGTTGCTGTTGTGGCCGATGGTGCTACTCCACTTAAAGTTAACGCAACAAGTGTAATACCAGGACTAAACAATGTTTACACACTAGGTACTTCAACAGCTAAATGGAATACAGTTTACGCAACAACATTCAGTGGTACTGCAACAACGGCTCAATATGCTGACTTGGCAGAGAACTACGTTGCAGATGCAAACTACCAACCAGGTACAGTTATTATATTTGGTGGCGACAAAGAAGTTACACAAAGTTCATTACACAAGGATACAAGAGTAGCAGGTGTTGTTTCAGAACATCCAGCTTACTTAATGAATTCACATCAAGAAGGTGAATTTGTTATTCCAGTAGCATTAACAGGTAGAGTAAAAGTTAAGGTGGCAGGAATCATACACAAAGGAGATATGTTAGTAGCTTCTAGTGTACCAGGACACGCATCAAAAGGTATTGATCCAACTGTTGGATCAGTTATTGGTAAAGCATTACAAGATCATTTAGAACCTGGACACGGTGAAATTGAAATAGTGGTAGGTAGAGTATAATGGCACAGCAAAATATAAACATAGGTTCAAGTGCAAACAAAGGTGATGGAGATCCGATAAGAACAGCCTTTAGTAAAGCAGAGAGCAACTTTACAGATATCTATACAAGATTGATTGTTGCTGAAGGCCAATTAGGTGTTTCAAATCAAGGTGGTGCTACTATACAACAAAGCATCATTGGAGATGTTATAGGAAGTGATTCAACTGTAATTGTTAACCATGCTACAAGCACAGTCACAGCACAAAACATAGTAGGAAATTTAAAAGGTTCAGTTGTAGCAGATGATTCAACAGTAATTATTGACGGTGTAAGTGGTACTATTCCTTATTCAGTATTAAGTGGTACACCAACTATACCAACAAACAATAACACGTTAACAAACGGTGCTGGATTTATTACTGCAAGTTCAACAGAAGCTTTAACAAACAAATCAGGTAACGTATCAATGTTTACAAACGATAGTAATTACTTAACGGCTGAAACAATTACGTTAACAACACTTAAAACAGAGGTAGCGGCAAGTACAGATTTCGCTGACTTTAAAACTAGGATAGCGGCATTATAAATATGTTAGTAGGAAAACAAAATGGCAAATAGAATACCACTAGTAGTAGATACAACGGATAAAAAGATTAAAGAATTACCAGTCGGTGATAATTTAGATCTTGGTGGATCTGGACTTACTAACGTAGGAACAGTAAACGCAACAGACGTAAGAATTAATAACGTATCATTTAACAATCCGTTCAGTGGTGATTATAACGACTTATCTAATAAGCCAATTATTCCTACTGTACCAAGTGCTATAAGTGCCTTTGCAAACGACATTGGATATCTAGCAACAGGTACAACATCAGATCAAATAGTAGAAGGAACAACTAATTTATTCTTTTCAAATGCAAGATCAGATGCACGTATACAAGCGGCAAACATACAAACATTAGCTAACGTAACTACTCCGGTATCAAGTGATGATGGTAAAGTTCTTTATTATGATCATGCTTCACAAACTTTCAAATATAGAACAACAGTTACAGAAGCTGATACACTAGATACAGTTTTAGCCAGAGGTGCAACTTCAACTAGAGATATATCAGTTGGTAAAGTTTATTTTAAAAACGTATTCGCAACATTGGGAGACTTACCAAGTGCATCAGATTGGCACGGAATGTTTGTACACGTACACGCAACAGGTAAAGCCTACTTTGCACACGCAGGTGCTTGGATACCACTAGCACAAGAAAGTGGTGGAACATTAATACAGGTAGCGGCTGATGATTCAACAGTTAGAAGTATTGGCTACGGTGAAACATTACAAATTGCAGGTGGCGGTGGAATAACTACAGCCTCAGACGCAGAAGGAAAAATTACAATTACAGCATCATTAAACTTAGGTGATATAAATGATGTAGTTACAGCAGGTGCTAACAATGGACAAGCTCTTATTTGGGACAATGCACAAAGCAGATGGGAACCAGGAACAGTATCAAGTTCTATTTCAGAAATTGGTGACTTATCAGATGTTGATGTTACTACGGTTGCTCCACAAAATGATTATGCATTAAGTTGGGTAGCAAGTGCAAACAAATGGAGACCTCGTGCATTAAACAATATTGATGCGGCAACTATCACAGTAACAACTGACAATAGTGCGGCAACACAATATCCAATGTTTGTAGGTTCTAACGGTGGCGGTACTCAAACAGCTAGAACAGATGCAAACTTTAATTATAATCCTAATACAAATACATTAGCGGCTGTAACTTTAAACAGTACAACAATAAATGCAACAGACGTAAACGTAAGTGGCACACTAGATAACGGAACAAACGAAATTACAGTTGGCACACACTTTAAGATGGCAAGTGCCGCAGAAACTAGATACTATGCAGGTGACAATGGAAACTATAGTGCCTTTAGAGCACCAGCTACACTAACAGCTAACACAACATTTATTTTACCAGACGGTGATGGAAGTGCAGATCAAGTTTTAAAAACAAACGGATCAGGAGTACTTACTTGGACTGATCAAACTGGTAGCGGTGGAACACAAAACTTATTTGCCAACATAGCAGTAGCAGGACAAAGTACAGTTACAGCAGACTCAACAACAGATACATTAACTCTTGTTGGAGGAACCAACGTAACAATTACAACTGACTCAGGTACAGATACAATTACAATTAATTCATCAGGTGGCGGTGGTGGTGGAGGATCTCCAGGAGGTTCTGATACACAGGTTCAGTTTAATGATGCAAGTTCATTTGGTGGTGACTCAGGATTAGTTTATAACAAAACAACTGATACACTAACAGGTGTTAACGTTGCCGCAACAACTATTACAGCAACAACTATTACAGCAGACACAATGCAAACATCAGGAACTGGTGTACCAACATTTACAAGTGCAAGTAATATTATATTTGATGCCGCGAATGCTGTGGTATTACAAAGAACACCTTTAAGACTAGGAAGTTATGACCAAGATGGAATAAATGGTTTAACAGGACAAGCAGGTGATATGGTATATGATGCCAACGTAGGTGATGTTGTATTCTACAATGGTAGTACATGGAAAAGCACAGGTGGTCAATTTAGCTTTAGCATAGGTGCTGATGACTCTTCGATGATTACAATCAACAGCAACGAATCAATTAAAATTAGCGGTGGTACAAGAATAACAACTGCAAGTGATACAGAAGGTAACATAACAATTAATGCAGGTAATACTGATCTAGATGATCTAGCAGATGTTACTATATCAACTCCAAGTTCAGGACAGTTCTTAAAATGGAATGGTAGTGCTTGGGTTAACGATTCAATATCAGGCATTTCAATAAGTTCTCCAAGTGCTGGAGACATGGTTTATTACAATGGTAGTGCTTGGGCGGCAACACAAGGACCAGTTTATTATTACACAGTAACGTCGAATGGTGCAAGTTCATATAGATTTGCAGGACCAGGTGTTAGTGCAACAGCTGACAATCCAAACTTTACATTGTACAAGGGTGCTACTTATATCTTTAATAACACTACTGGATCAGGACATCCATTTGCAATTAGAGTATCAAATGGTGGTAGTTCATTCACAGAAGGTGTTAGTGGAAGTACTACAGGAACGCAAGTATTTACAGTACCACATGAACCTACTGATACGTCATTGGTATACCAGTGTACTATCCACGGGGGCATGGTAGGTAACTTAACAATAGTTTAGGGGTTACTATGTCAGAAAAACATTACGTTGTTTCATTACATAAAGGGGTAGACAAGGAACAGTTCTTAAATGAACTGAATACTTCTACATCTATTACTGACATTCCTGACAGAGAAGTTTCAACAGTAAACGCAAGACCAAGCAGTAAAAGAATGTTAGAAGTTTCTCTTACAGATGAAGAAGCAACTACATTGATGAGTGACTCAAGAGTAGGTGGTGTGAACGAACCTTTAGTATGGGACGATGAATGGTTAGACTACGAACAGCCTGGAACGTTTATTAGAAACAGTACAGGAACATCAAGAGATAATTGGGGTTTCAAGAGACACTCGGCAACAACAAATGAATGGGGTACTAATGTTACAAGTGACATAGGCGGATCACATGATTATCATTTAGATGGTAGTGGTATTGATTACATACACCAAGAAACAAAATTTAGATACGATCACGAAGAATGGCAAGACAAGAACGGTAACAGTCGCTTACAACAGTTTCAATGGAACACACTTCCTAACTGTTCCGCAATATCAACATTAGACTATACCAATGTCAGTGGTTCTAGCTACCATGCAACTCACTGTGCCGGAACAGCAGTTGGCAAGACTTATGGTTGGGCCAAGAACGCAAACATATTTTGTTTGGATATGAATACAGTAAACTCAAGCTATTGGTTTGATGCTATCAAAGAATTTCACAAAGCAAAAACTGTTAATCCAATTACAGGACATAAGAGACCAACAGTGGTAAGTGCTAGTTGGGGATATAAAAGTTACTTCTCAAGTATCACTGATATAAACTTTAGAGGATCAAGTGTTGGTTCTGTAAAACAATCACAATACGGAATGATTGGAGATGGTTCAAATAGATTTAATGCACAGATTTACAACTTGATGGCAGAAGTAGAAGAAATGCAAGACGAAGGTGTACACTATCATAAGAGTGCAGGTAACCAAGGACAAAAACTTTGTTACTCAGGTGATGTGGACTATAACAACTATATTACAAGAAGTATTAACTCAGGAAATATCACAGCAGGTAATCCTATATACTATAACAGAGGTGCAGGTAACATTGGTCCAGACACTATTGTTTGTGGTAACTTAGATAGTGCATTATATTCAAGTTCAGAAGCCTGTTCAAGTTCAAGTGATAAGGGACCAAGAGTAGATGTTTATGCGGCAGGTACGAATATTGTTAGTGCCCATAATACTAACAGTACTGCAATATTAAATCTTAGTGGAACATCAATGAGTACTCCTAATGTAGCAGGAATGAGTTGTTTGGTATTACAACTTAATCCAGGGTATACTCCATCACAATTACGTAACTGGTGGCATAAGAATAGTATCAAAGGATTATTATATCAAGGTTCAACAGATGAAAGTACACCATCTAACTTCTTTAACAATACCAGAAACTTGATGAGTCCAGATGCAACTTCAAATAGAATTGCATTCTTTGGAAACTTAGATAAGAGTAAAACGTTTAGTAAGAAAAAAGGTTTAGACACAACAGGTCCAACAGGATTTAAAGCGAGTGGTAACTAATGGCACAAGAAGAATTTAGAGTTATAACAAACAAAGGAATAGACGTAGCTGAAATAGACTACGACTTACAAAGAGATACTAGCAGTGATGCTGGCGTTGACTCAAATGTCTTTCCTGATAGAACCTGTGATGTTTCACACGCAAAAGCAACTAACAATAGAATAACTTGTTATATGCTTGAACCAGCAGAAGCAGAAAAATTAAAAGCTGATGGAAGAATACTTGACGTTGAACCTTCAAGCAAGGATAACGACAGAGAATTATTTGCAGTACAAAATGATAATTTCCAAAGAACAACAGTTGATCAACAAACTGATAAGAATTGGGGATTGTATAGACACATATTTAGAGAATGGCAAGCCGATCAAGCGGCAGACCAGACTTTCATGGGAGATTATAATTACACATTAGATGGAACAGGTGTTGACATTGTTATACAAGACGATGGTGTTGATCCTACAGGACATCCTGAATGGGATGATTATAATGGTACAACAAGATTTCAACAAATAGATTGGTATGCGGCATCAGGTGTTGCTGGAACTATGCCAACTGGTCACTATACAAACAACTATTCGGATACAAATAGAGCAGGTGCTCACGGTAGTCATTGTTGTGGTATTGCCGCTGGAGCAACTTACGGTTGGGCCAAGAATGCACAACTATATTCAGTAAGAGTTTTCGGTGGAACAAGTGCTATGAATGGTAATGACATTTATGATGTTATCAGAGAATGGCATCTGAAAAAACCTATTGATCCTAACACAGGATTTAGACGTCCTACTATTGTAAATCAAAGTTGGGGATACTCTGCTAACTATTCAACTTATGGACAAATATCAGAAATCTATTTCAAAGGTGTTGCTCAAAATATTACACCAGCAAATTTTTCAAGTGCATTTGTAAACTATGGAATGGTTAATAGTAAATACCCTGTACAAAGTAGTTCAGCAGACGTAGAACAACAACAGCTAACTGATGCAGGAATCATTTGTGTCAAGGCGGCCGGTAACGCATATCACCCTTGTGCGTATCTAACAACAGGACAATATGGAAGTAGTATCTATGACAGTTATTACACCGCAACTAGTTATGGAGCATATCGATTCTATTACAATCGTCCTAGTTCACCACATAGTGAAGATACTTTATTTGTTGCAAATATGGATACGGTACAATACGGTAGTGAAGAAAAGGTTAGAATAGATAGTGAACGTGGACCAAGGATAGATATTATTGCCGCAGGTGATGATATTTCTAGTGCAACTAGCCAAGTAAGTGCATACGGAAGTAAACAATTATATCCAGGAAGTTCAACACACTACATGGCTAAGATTGGTGGAACTAGCATGGCGGCGCCACAGATATGTGGAATGGGTGCATTATGGTTACAAGCAAACCCAGGCGGTACAGCGGCACAGTTTAAGAACTTTTTAACACAAAATTCTACACCAACAGCATATGACAGTGGTACAGCAGAAAGTTTTAGCTATGGTAACAGTTATCCACGTTTATACGGTGCTCCTAACAGAGTAGCACACTGGCCTTATAGCAGTCCAAATCCTCTTAAATTTAGAGGTACTAGCGGTAATGATCAAACGGACTTATAGAGCATAAATACAGTATAGGATAAGAAAATATGGCTTTACAAACAATTAATATAGGAACACTAGCAAACGACGGAACAGGTGATGATCTGCGTGAAGCATTTATTAAAGTTAATCAAAACTTTGATGATTTAGATCTTCGTTCACCAGAGTCAACAACTGTATCTAATTTAGGTAATACAGGTGAGGGTGTTTTTGCACAAAAGGTTGGTTCAGCTTTACAATTAAAAAAACTAGTTCAAGGATCTAACGTAACACTAACTAGTTCTACTACAGGTATTACTATAAATGCTACAGGCGGATTACAACAATTAAATGTTGTTTCTGATGTAGGAAGTATGCAGTTAGCAGATGGACAAACATTAAACATTCAAGGTGGAGCAGGTGCAAACACTAGTGTAAGTGGAAACATTTTAACAATTAATTCTACTGCTGATGTTGTATCAGACACTACACCACAATTAGGTGGAAACTTAGATGCTCAAGGAAATGATATTTCAAACGTAAATACACTTACAGCAAGTAACTTTGCAGGTGCCTTAACTGGTAACGTACAAGGTTTAGTATACGGGGTTGATATTAGAAACATTGAACCTAATACAGCTGGATTTGATTTTGGATCTTTAAGCAACGATGTTAGAGGTTTGTCAGATTGGTTAATATATCAAACTGATATTGACTTTGGTGCTACATTAACACCAGATCCAAGATCCTTTGACGCAGGAGTAATAAGCTAATGGCAACACTAACAGTATCATCAAACGGTTTACCTAATCCAGCACAATTTGGAAAGGCATTCGGTAATAACACATTTTCACCAAGCGCCAATACAGCGGCGGCACAAACATATAACTATTCATTTACTTACAGAGGTGGAACTAATACGTCTAACCCACAATTAGTAACTGCTCTTACACCAATTGGAATTATGAACAATGGTGTTGTATTTTTTAGCCCATCAGCGGGAGTTGCCGCAGTACCTCCAGGACTAGATCCAAGTGCAGACGCACCAGGTACAGGGTTTGAATATAATGCTGTACAATTTAGAACAAACTATGGCGGAGATGATGCAGGTGGATGGCCAGAACTTTCAGGACAATATCATTATATGTCAGGACAGTTTTTAAACTTACCAACAGGTTCATCAGAAGCAAGTGCAGGCTGGAATACAGCAATGGTTACAGGTGCAACTCCGGCGGCGACATATTATACAGCAAGTAACTTTAGTGGAGATCACTTTAGACACGCAGATGGACACAGTAAAATTTTAGGATATTGTTTTGACGGTTATCCTATTTACGGACCTTATGGTTATTCAGACTACAATGATCCAGCATCAACAGTAGTTAGAATGACAAGCTCTTATCAATACTATTCAACAGAACCTACAGGTAGAGGTTACTTGTACGGTGCCAAAACAGCAGGTACATTTGTTAACGATCATGAGTATCAAATTGGTACAGGTTTATTAGATGAATACAACGGTAGATTTGAAAAAACACCAGAATATGTTAACGGTACATACTGTTATCATGTAACAGTAGATTCAAGTTTACAGCCCGTATATCCATATATTGTTGGCCCTAGCACAAAACAACAAAGAGCATTTTAATAGCCATCACGATCCGATAAATACTGTAACAGTAAGGATTTGATATGGCAGTACCACAGTGGACACAAAATTCAGGATATAGACTAGCAACTCTGCAAGAAAGAGTTACGAGTTCTATTACATTACCTATTGCTCCAGGTTCAGCAAGTGGCTCAGGCTTTGACCCAGGAACAACATCTATCAGTCTTCCAGCTCAATCAAGAATACAAAATGCTACATCTGTAGGTATTACAAAAACCTGGACACAGAATGGTTCAGAAGTATCATACACATATCCTTTTGCTATTAGAATTCCAACAATACCTGCATTAACAAATAAACGTTTACCAGTCGCTATATTATTACACGGTAATGGTGGTAATGGTCCTAACGAAATTACTGCTTGGGAAAATTACTTAGGTGATCATATTCTTGTTGCACCAACTGGTTATAATAATGCTTGGAACGTTGCACACGAAAATTCAAAAGCACCAGACGTTGAAATGTTGCAAGACTTAATTACACAATTAACAAATTATTCAAACGTTGATAATACTAAAATTAGAATAGTAGGATTTAGTAATGGTGCGGCACTGGCTAACAGAGCATACGTACAAATAGATAATACATCTTTAGATGTTGTTTGTACAATAGGAACACAATTCTTTGATCCTATGTTTAGAAATGACACATTTTATATTCCATCTGGACAAACAGGTATTACAACAGCAGAATATAATACTGCAAAGACACCTTACAAGCCAAGAAAGTTTTTAAACATACATGGTACAGCAGATACAGTTATTCCATACGCAGGTGGATCCCATGCGTTTGGATATAGTTTCTTAGAAGCTCAAAATAGTGTATACCAAGTAGCAAAGTCACAAGGATACACAGGTGGCATTATTCCAGATGCTGGTGGTGTATATTATGGTGTTACTGGTGTTTACTATTATTCATATCTAGCAGGTCAGGTACTACATTATAAAACAAATGCCGCACATGGCGTAGAAGATTACATGAAACAGATTATTGGTACAGCTTTAACTTATACTCAAGCAAGTGCTCCAGACATATTTTTAGAATCTGGTTCTGTTACAGATATTAATTTAAACACAGATGTTATTACAGTTATTAGTGGATCATTACCAGATGGTATGCGTTTACTAGATAATAAAATTGTAGGAACACCTTTCGAAGTAGCAAGAGATACAGACTACGAATTTGTTCTTAGAGCAAAAAACAATGATGGTACTAGAGATAGAACATTTAAGATTCAAGTACAAGGTGCTGACAATCCAGTATGGACAACTAACACAGGTAAACTACCTTTAGGACCTAACAACAGTTTTTACATATTAGATAGTAGCATAGTTGACTTCCAATTGAGTGCCATTGATGCTGATTTACCAACAGGACAAAGTTTAGAATATTTCATATCAGATGGTGACGGTACGCTACCTCCAGGAATAACGCTAACCACAGATGGTAAGCTAGTTGGTATTGTTGACCCTATAATGGCCTTAGATGCTAGAAGTGGAAATGGATATTACGATCAAACACAATATGATACCTTTGCTTTTGATTATGGAATGAGAAGTGCAAACGGTTTTGAAAGTTACTACTATGATACTCAAGGTTATGACTACGCAATACCTACACAAAGTCCAAAGAAATTAAACAGAATATACGAGTTTACTGTAAGTGTTAGTGATGGCGATACTATTGAAAAACGTAAGTTTCAAATATTTTTAGTTGGAGATGATTTCCTACGTGCAGATAATACTATCATGCAGATAGGAACAGGAATATTTACTGCTGACAACACATATCTAAGAACACCATTATGGTTAACTCCAGCAGACTTAGGTTTCAAAAGAGCAAACAATTATGTAACAATATTCTTAGAAGTATTTGATCCTAATACACTTACTGGTGTATTGTCATATGAACTACAACAGAATAATGATGACGGTACAACAAGTACCATACCACCAGGAATGACAATAGATCCAACAAGTGGTGAGATTGCAGGACGAGTACCTTATATGCCTGCCGTAACTAAAGAATATAAATTTACTGTATCAGCTAAAAGATATACAAGTATTAGTAAAGCATCTTTGATAGCTGAAAAACAAAAAACATTTACAATTAAAATATTAGGTGAAGTAGAAAGTACAATTACTTGGAATACTGCGGCGGCACTTGGTAGCATCAATGCAAACTTTATCAGTACATTTGCCGTAAGTGCTACAACAACAGTTTCAACATCATCATTGTTGTATGATGTTACAGCAGGAAGTTTACCACCAGGACTCGTATTAAATTATAATGGTGAGATAGTAGGTAAAGTAAGACAGTTTGCTAGTGGTACACTACTAGGACTAACAACCATTGATGGCAATGACTTTTCAATGGACGGTGGTACAACTACTACTGATAGAAAATTTAAGTTTACAATTCGAGCAAGAGATAGATTTGGATTTAGTGCTACTACTAGAGAATTCAATATCGTAGTAAGCGATCCTGACAACATAACGTACAGCAATCTCTACGTAAAACCCCTTCTTAAAAGCACACAGAGGTCTGCATACAGCAACTTCATCGGTGATCCTAATGTGTTTACACCCGCATCAATTTATAGACCAAACGACCCAGAATTTGGTTTACAAAAGCAGGTTAAGATGTTAGTTTATTCAGGATTGGAAACAAAAGAGATTAGAGAATACATCGCGGCAACTAGAAAAAATCATAAAAGAAAAAGATTTAAAATGGGTGCAATAAAATCTGCGATAGCAAGAAAATCAGGAAGTACAGATACAATATACGAAGTTATATATGTTGAAGTTATTGATCCTAGTGATATAACATCAGGCGTTACTTCAGTGGCATCTAAACAAACTATTTTAAATGACAGAAAAATTACTGTTGATAGTGTAGAGTACGAAACAGGAGATGATGCATCTAAAGAAGGTGCTGGATTGGCAGTATTTGAAATTACTAATTCAATTGGTCAAACAGTATTAGTTAGAGCATTTGGAAATGATCTAAATATTCTATCTAGAAACGGTGGTAGTGTTACTATTGACGCTAATGGTATTATACAAGTAACTACAAGAAGTGGTGCTGAACTAACAGCAGGACTAGTAGCTACAACATCAAGTGATCCATTTAGATTTAGACCGGACGGAACACCAATTAAGGTATCAAGTGATGCAATTAAAATTAGTGATCCAAGTAGCCAAACTAGATACATTAGTAACATAACTAATATGAGAGAAAATTTAAGCAAAGTAGGAACTACAGAGCAAAACTTCTTACCATTATGGATGTCTACTGCACAGACCAATACTGTAGAAGAACTAGGTTATGTAAGTGCTATTCCGCTATGCTACTGTAAACCAGGTACAAGTGCCCAAATACTGTTAAATATACAGAATAATGGCTTTGATTTTAGACAGCTAGACTTCGAAATTGACAGATATGTTATTGATAACACCACTGGAAACAGCTTAGAGCAGTATATTCCGTTCGGGAATTACAGCTTTAATGTTTAGCAGGATAAATATATACACTAGAGAGGAACAAAAATGGCAAGTAATATAGACGCAACCAGCATTGATGCAACATTTCCTATAGCAGGTCAAGACAACGACTCGCAGGGATTTAGAAATAACTTCAATACTGTTAAAAATAACTTTACAGCGGCAAAGAGTGAAATTGAATCTCTTCAAACAAATACTGCAAAGCTAAATGCCGCAAACGACTTTCTAGGAAATGATGTTAGTGGTGCAAATTTAATTGCTAACACGCAAAAATTATATGCAGGTGGAACAATTACAGGCCCACAAAACGTCAGCTTTACAAATGGTAATTATCAGACGTTTACTATTGGGAACAACCTTACACTTACATTTGCAGATTGGCCAACAGCAAACAAAGTAGGAAAAATAAGATTAGTCTTATTAGATACACTAGGCGACAGTACAACTAGAGTTGTAACTTGGGCAACAACAGGTGGCGGAACTATTAAATATGGTCCTGGCTTTCCTAGCCCATTTAACGTTGCTTCAAATGTTAATCCAGTAGTAGTAGACTTTTGGACTGACGATGGTGGAACTACTGTGTATGCAGAGTACGTTGGCGTATTTACTTAATAGGTAATTATTATGGATCATCCGCTAGGTGAAGATACCTCGGTTATGTCAGACGAACAGATACAAGAAAAGATTAGTATGCTGACAAAAAAATATTTCCAAACTAGAAATCCGGAAGCCAAATCACAAATAAATTTAATGCTCGATATGTACAAACTTGAGAGCAGGGATCGACTTTTGAAAAAACGAGCAAATGGATCCAATAATGATCTTGACAAATTAATCAACATCGAGTAAACTATATATATGCTGATGAAAACAGATAACCTAGGAATACCACGATTTAGTAACAAGGATTTATTAGATATGATCTATACAGGTCATATTGATAAGTGTCATGTCGTACTATGTGATCCTAATGATGATATAGATAAATTTAATATCCATGCAAAAGAAAATGGAATTGATACACTTAAAAAGTATGTTCCAATTGATGTTGACAAAGACAAGTTTGATAAAACATTACAATCAGAATGGTTTATGCCAAACGAATATAAGAACCTAGATATTGAAAACTACGTTATTGGTAAATGTAAAAACCCAGAAGAAATAGTAAGGGTAGAATCAGAATTAAGAGCTTTTGAAGAAAGAGATATGTATAACTTATTACGTTATATGGTTTATTTGGTAAGCTATATGCGTGATAACAACATACTATGGGGTGTAGGACGTGGATCTAGTACTGCTAGTTACGTTTTATATTTGATTGGAATACACAAGATAGACTCAATCCAGTTTGGACTAGACTGGCGTGAGTTCCTTAGATAAATACGTATATAATAGGAGAATGTTATGGCAGTAAAACAAAGCGGTCGAAAGCAATATAAATCAATGCAAGGTAAAATGGTTGATATGGATTTGCTTAGACAAAGAAATGAACTTACTCCGGCTGTAGGAAATGCTCGTGTAAATGCACGTGGCGATGAATTAGGTCCGGGTGGTAAGATCATCAAAAAACGTGAAGATGTTTTAGGTGAATACTATAGAGATCATCCACAAGCCGTTCCCAATGAAGTACCAGGAGAAGGTATTTCAGAACCAGATGCAGAAAGTAAAGATGCTATTAAAAAAGTAGCTGAAGAAACTGCACCAGCGGTAAAGGCGGACGAAGCAAGTGATGAGATGGCAGAGATCGATGCTGAAGCTGATGAAACAGGTACAGCATGGGTAGAAGATGCCGATGGTAATTTTGTAAAAAAGGACAAGTAGTTAATGGACGCAACCTCACTAGGTGCTGGGCCTAAGCTCAAACCGAATCTAAAAGGTACACTACGACCTATCAAAGATCGTGTTCTTGGTTATAACATGAACTTTGGTGAACGTACGACTAAAGGTGGTATCATTCTAACTAGTGACGATGGACAAGAACGTGGTATACGTTCTCGTTGGTGTCAAGTATATGCTAAAGGTCCAGATAACAAAGATGACTATGAAGTAGGTGATTGGATTTACGTAGATCATGGTCGTTGGAGTAGAGGCGTAATGCTTGATGAGCCTGACTTAGGCAAAATTGAAGTTAGACTTATTGATACAAAAGATGTTCTTTTAATGAGCAAAGAAGTCCCCGACGATGACGGCATGGGGCATACTACAGACTTATCACAACCATCAATCGATCCTAGCGAATTCGTTAGCGAATAACAAGAAAGGAATTATCTTGCCTAATATAGATCTCAAAAAATATGAACACTTCGTTGAGAAGGTAACTTCAGAGGAAAGCAACGATTGGGCATACACCCAGGCTCGACTACATGAGCTTAATGATAAAGTAAATATTTCACTATTGATGACGGGCGGAATTGGCCTATCGTCGGAAACAGGAGAACTAAATGAAATTATTAAAAAATGTATCTTCCAAGGTAAACCGATGGACGATGAAACTATATTTCATTGTAAACGAGAACTTGGTGATATTATTTGGTATTGGATTAGTACTTGCCGTAGCCTTGGTCTCAACCCAAACGAAGTAATTGAAGAAAACGTTAAAAAGTTAGAATCAAGATATCCAGACGGAGAATTTGATGTACATTATTCAGAAAACCGCCAGGATGGTGATCTATAAAACATTGGCAGATTAAATACTGTCATGGAACTGGAACTAGAAAAAATCAAAGTATTAGATGATGTTGTACCAAAATGGTTGCATCAAAAGGCAGTAGAAACTGTACCTTACCTTCCTCTCAAATGGGGACACCGAGGACTAGGACCTTCACAAGGTTATCAGTTCTTTAGTAATCAATGGAAACACGAAGAAATTGAAAAAGCACCTTGGGTGCTACAAGCCATATGGTTGGCGTTTGAAGAGAATAAACACCTTATCGGACCCGATGTTGGTGACCTACAACTTAACCAAGTTCAAATTAACTTAACAACTAAGGACCATATAGGTGGTCTTCATGTAGATATTCATGACGGTACAGAAGCATACACTATGGTATATTCCGTATGCGGTGATAGTGGCATGGACTTCTGGAGTAACAATCCAGAACATATCAATCCACGTATTGCTGAGTTGGCTGACAAGGTTGGCAAAGGAGAAGCTACGCAAGAAGAAGTAGAAGAAGAAATGCGTAAGACAAAAGAACGTGCAAGTGCAGAAGGTGGATTAAGAACAAAAGACGCTACTTGGTACGCAGACGACTTTAGTAATCATGAAGGTGAACTAGACTCATACAAGTGGCATTCAGTTGGATACAAAGACGGAAGATGTATTGTATTTCCTAGTAAGTTTATACATCAAGGATTACCACCTAAAAAGTTTAGTCCAAGAGTAACTATAGGATATATTTTTAGTGGAAGGGCTTCTGAGTTTGCTAGAGATAGGGGAGTCATTATGCCGATATTTAAAAAGGAGCAAGAGAACATTGTCAAATAATATTATAGTAATGGACGATATCGTTCCTGATTGGTTACAAGAACAATGTGAAGCTACATTACCACATCAGCCAGTAGTGTTTGGTGAAAACGGATTTAGTTCTCATTGGCCAGATATGAATAATTTACCTTGGGAAATAAAAGCCCTTTGGTGTGCATTTAATTATAGAAGACATGATATCAAAGCTAAGATTCCTTTATTTGGAAAAGCTGGATTTTTATCTTTGTTAAATGTAAAAACAATAATGTCAACAGAAGAACATTTTCCTGACATAATTGCATTTGACGAACCATATGATACTGATGCTTCAGGTAAAACGGTTTACTCTGAGAAGTCTAATTGGGTATTTTATTATATGTTACAAGGTGACAGTGGAATGGAATTTTATCATAGAGATGGTAAAACTATTTTTGAAACAGTTGATTTCAAAAAAGGTAGATGCATAGCCTTTCCTGCTCGAACTGTACATAAAGAACTAAAGCCAAAAAAACTTACTCCGAGATTTAGTATATCTTTCCTTTTTTCAGGATTATATGCTTGACTTTTATTAAACTTTATTGTATAATATAACAAAATAGGAGTATATATGAAACTTCCAGCAACGGAATTACAAGGAATCGGTACCACTGGTGCTACAGGCATTGTACTGATGACCTTACATATTTTAGGATATCTAACAGGTTGGGCATGGCCCATACTTTATGTTATTTTAATTTTGATGGGCATTGGACAAGAACGTGGTGCCACTAAGAAATGATTGTAGGTATTACGTTTAGTTCATTTGATTTATTTCATTCAGGTCATGTTGCTATGCTTAAAGAAGCAAAGTCTAATTGCGATCATTTAATGGTAGGTGTACAAACTGATCCAACAGTTGATCGCCCAGAAAAGAATAAACCAATCCAAAGTGTGTTTGAAAGATATGTACAACTAGAAGGTTGCAAATACATTGACCAAATTGTTCCTTATGCAACAGAAAAAGAAATTGAAGATATACTCTTAACATACAAAATTGATAAACGTTTTATTGGTGAAGAATATAAGACAAAAGAGTTCACTGGTAAGCAATTATGTGTTGACAACGACATAGAATTATACTATAATAAAAGACAACACTCTTTTAGTACAACTAATTTGAGAACAAGAATAGTGGAGGCAAATAAGTGAAAGATTTATGGGTAGAAAAGTATCGTCCTAAAACGGTTGACGGATATGTGTTTAGAGATGAACATCAAAAAGCACAGGTAAAGCAGTGGATTAAAGAACAAACTATTCCACACTTATTATTCAGTGGTAATGCAGGTATTGGTAAGACAACACTTGCAAAATTATTGTTTAATGAGCTTGAAATTAATGACTTAGATGTTCTTGAAATAAATGCAAGTCGTACAAATAGTGTTGATGACGTAAGAGATAAGATTGTAAACTTTGTGCAAATGATTCCATTTGGTCCATTTAAGGTTGTACTACTTGATGAGGCAGATTATCTAAGTCCAAATGCACAGGCGGCACTACGTGGTGTGATGGAAGAATATCATACAACTAGCAGATTTATTTTAACTTGTAACTATCCAAACAGAATTATTCCTGCATTACATTCAAGATGTCAGGGCTTTCATATTGCAAAAGTAGACATGACAGAGTTTACTGCAAGAGTGGCAGAGATACTAATCACAGAAGGTGTTACTCCAGACTTGGATACACTAGACACTTATGTAAAAGCAAGTTATCCTGATCTACGTAAGTGTATTAATACAGTACAAATGAATTCACAAGATGGTAAACTATTAAAGCCAAACGAAAGCGACAAAAACGAAGCTGACTGGAAACTTGATATGGTCGAACTGTTTAAAGCAGGTAAGATCAGCGAAGCAAGAAAACTTGTTTGTGCAAGTGCTAGAGCAGAAGAGATGGAAGAAGTATATAGATGGCTTTATGACAACATTGAATTGTTCGGCGATGAAGAAAAGCAGGACAAGGCAGTTATTATAATCAAACAAGGACTAGTAGATCACACACTAGTCGTAGATCCAGAGATCAATTTAGCGGCAACATTAATTAAACTAGCAAGGCTATAAATGAAAATCAGATACTATCACAAGATTGATGGTTGGAGATGGTTAGGGTTCGTACTAGCAATGGTAGGTGCCTTTATTTTAAGTGGCGGTGATCCTAGTGTACAATGGATGGGTTGGTTAATAGCAACCTTTTCTTGTTCTATTTGGATATATATGGGTATAAAAGACAAGGATCTTCCTCGTGCTTTAATGGAACTATTTTATTTGTTATTAGCAATTAGGGGTATATATAACTGGATAGTATAAATGACGTACCTAGTAAATAAGGATTGTGTAAACTGTAAGCACATGGATTGTGTAGAAGTTTGTCCGGTGGATTGTTTTTACGAAGGCGAAAATATGCTTGTAATTAATCCAGATGAATGTATTGACTGCGGAGTATGTGTTCCAGAATGTCCAGTAGATGCTATTATAGAAGAGTCTCAGGACGATGGTACTTGGATGCAGTGGAATAGTAAATATAGTGTAGAATGGCCACAAATAACAAAGAAGCGAGATGAAGATGTGTTGGCTGATAGGATTCCGGCTGTTAATATTGAGATGTCGGATAAACCAGGTAAAGGAGATTAAACTATGAAAATGAGAGCTTCACATATACTTTTTTCTTATGCCGGTGCGAAAAACAGTACTCACAGTAGAGGTATTGCGTTTGCAATGAAAGAAGCTGAACGTGTACAAAAAGAAATCCAAGATGGAGGAATTTCTTTCGAGACCGCCGCAAAAGAGAATAGTGCTTGTCCAAGTGGAAAAAGATCAGGCGGTGATTTAGGTTGGTTTTTACCAGAAGATATGGTAATAGAATTTTCAACAGCCTGCCAATCAATACCCAAGGGCGAAATGGGACTACACCCTATTGTCACCGAGTTCGGTGTACACATCATATATAGAACAGGATAGAAAAATGAAAGTTAAGTTAATCTCGTATAGTAAGGCAAGTGAATTTGAAACTTACGAAGACGGAGGCTTACTAGACTTGCAAGACTTAATTGCCTTTTGTGCAAGAGTAAGTAATCCATCTAATCAGATGAATAAAGAAACTAGTGCTAAACTAATTAAGTATCTAATTAAACACAAACATTGGTCACCATTAGAGATGGTTAGTGCTTGTTTAGAAATTGAAACAACAAGAGATATTGCACATCAAATAGTGCGTCATAGAAGTTTTAGCTTTCAAGAGTTTAGTCAACGTTATGCAAATCCACAAGACATGGAAGAAGCATTTACATACAGAGAACCAAGATTACAGGATACAAAGAATAGACAAAACTCAATTGAAGTACATGATCAACAATTAGAAATGGGTTGGGGTCATATGCAAAAGGAAGTAATCAAAATGTCCAAAGAAGCATATGATTGGGCAATTAAAAATGGTATTGCTAAAGAACAAGCCAGAGTCGTACTACCAGAAGGCTTGACCAAGACTAAATTATACATGAATGGTACCTTAAGAAGTTGGGTACACTATATTGAGCTACGTGGTGCAAATGGTACACAAAAAGAACACATGGAAATTGCTCATGAATGTGCCAAAGTAATTGCAAAAATATTTCCACTAATGAAGGAACTTGATGTTTAATTGGTTTAAGAAAAAACAGGAACCTGTTGTAAATTTTGAAACAGAAAATTGGGCTGTACGAAAGTACGCACCCATTAAACCTGCTTCTGAATTCGTTCCTAGCCAATGGAAAAAGATGCCTACCTTTACAAAGAAGGAAAAACATAAGATTGATAGTGAACAAACTGTAAGAGGTTGTCCTGGTATAGGTGACTATATGAAGACTGGCTTCATTATTCCAGCTTGGTGTGATATGGAACTTCTTCCTAGTGAAGATGGACAGATGGTTGAAACTAGATATTCAGATACCAATTACAATAGTGCCTATCATCCAGCAGATCAAGTTACTAATGAGTATAGTTCTGTTATGCAAAAGTTTGGTGTACGTTCGGCAGTAAAATTAGATTGTCCTTGGAAGATATGGCAACCTAAGGACTGGAGTTTATTATACTTTCCAATGTATTTCTTTGAAGGAAGAAACTGGGAGGCAGTACCTGGCGTAATAGATCATGACTTAGGTGCTTTGATGAGTCCTATTAATATTATGATGCTTGAAAAGAAAAGAACTTTAATTAAATTAGGTGATCCTATAGTACAAGTTATTCCTATTAAACGTGAAAAGATTGTTGCTCGTACAAGTGAGCTAACTAAAACTGCCGTTGATAGACATAATGCTATAATACAAACAAATAAAATTACATTTAACGGTTGGTCTAAATGGCAACACGCCAGAAAGAGCTATACTGTTGATTCACACGATACAGACCTTCCTGGCGATAAAGCCTAATCTCCGTAGATATCTAAAACTTCACTAACTGCCTTGTGTCTTTCAATGTCCCCATGTTGGAACCGCACAATATCAATATGTGATGTTTCTCTATGTCCTTCTAATTTTTTTACAAAATCTAGTAGTCCGTTATTTGACATTCTGTCTGCTTGGTTCAAGTCTCCTGTAACTGCCATCTGTGATTTCTCACCTATTCTAGTTAATAACATTTTCATTTGACTTGCCGTTGCATTTTGCATTTCATCAGCAACGATAAATGCCTTTTTGAAAGTACGCCCTCGCATATAAGAGAGTGGAGCAATTTCTACTATGTCATCTTCAAGCATACTTGATATTTCCTTTGGATGAAAATATTCTTTAAATACGTCAAAAATTGGTCTAGTCCAAGGCGCCATCTTTTCTTCCATACTTCCTGGAAGAAACCCTAAATCCTCGTCTACTGACACAGCTGGTCTTGTGATCACAATCTTGTCAAACAATCCTTCTTTAAAATTCTTAATAGCCACCTGGACCGCTAATAAGGTCTTACCGGTTCCCGCAGGACCTATTCCAAAGACTATGTCTTTTCGGGCGTCCAACAGTTTTAGCATATATGTTTCTTGATTTTTATTTCTGGGTAATATTTGTACTTGTTTGTGTTTGTTTGGTTGAAAGTTAATAATGTTCGAACGTTGCTGTTCGTAACGTCTTTTGGCTCTTTTAGCACCCATTAAGTATCTCCTTTATGAGTTAATCACGTAAAGGAACATCTTAGCTATATAGAAAACAACTAATATGCGTCTCTACACAAATATTTACCTGGTTGGACCAGAAACAAAAGTGCGTGGTTATAAAAGTAAAGTGGATAAATAAGTGTATAAGCTATAGGTGAGACGAATGCAAGATGTAATGGACATAGTTAAAAACGTAGAAGGAATATACGAAAGCGATACCGCTTTTAGTGTATTAAAAGACTTCGAACGTGTTCTAGACGAATTAGATTTATATGTATACGATAACTGGGAAGATGGTGAATTAGCATCAGGTCCAAAGATCGAAAAGCATTGGGTATCTTGTGAATTTATGTGGCCTAAAGATAAGATGCCAGACCCAATGGGTGGTAAAAGACTATTAGATTATGACTGTAAAGTGTCATACAAAAAGAGCTCATTATTAAAGCCACGTAGGATACGTAAACCAGATGATATTAGACCGGGTTCTAAAAAAGGTAAACTTGATAGACTACCTATTTGGTTAGTAAATATTACAATGCCTAAGGACCTAATACTTAACATTTACAGTGGATACAAAGAGCAACTAGATTTTGTTAAAGAACCTGCTACTGCATCAACGCAACCAGCAGTAGATGACGTTCCACAAGATGCAGAAGTTAATGCAGAAGGTGGAGCAGTATAATGGGACTAAACAAAGGCGACCTTAGGTCATTAGTTTACGATATATTTGAAATAGATTCATTTAAATCTAAGATGGGTGATGATAAGAATATCGTTGTATTGAGCTTTTCAGCTAGAACAAGAGAATCAGCAAAAGACCTAGAAAACTTTTTAGAAAAAGGTTATAGTTTTATTTTAGATGCTGACACTACATCAGGTGAACAAGCAGACGGAACTTACAAAGTATTTGTTGAGATGGAACGTAACAAAGATGTACCTAAACAGATACACGAGATTGTTGACGGTGTACAGAAGTTATCCGAACTAGACGGAATGAAATTTAGATATTACAAAAGTTTTAAAAGCAATGATTGTAGTCCAGAAGCTATTGCAGAAACAGTACCTTTAGACAATGATGCTTATGATATTAAAGTAAATGAAAATAATATGGAAAACTATAAGAACTTTTTTAATAAAAGTTACTTAGATAGTATTGAAATGTTACAAGACCATATTACTTTTAAAAAGATATATGCTGACCCATTAACACTAAAGGTTGAAGATTTTGGTAAAGCTGATGAAATGGATAAAGCAGTTACAGAATCATACAATGTCAATTCTTGGGCTGAGACAATTTACCTTACTAAATACTTAGGCGACTACGATATTGAAAAATATGGTGATAAGATTCTTATTACCAACGAAGGCTATACAGTCGTTACTAAAAGGAATTAAGATGGAATCAAATTATCAAAAATGCCTAGAGACTATTCTGCATCACGAAGGTGGATATGTAAACCACCCAAAAGATCCAGGTGGTGAAACTAACTTAGGTGTTACAAAAAGAGTTTACGAGGAATGGGGCGGAAGTAAAGACATGAAAGACTTATTAGTCGAAGATGTTGCTCCAATTTATAAAAAGAATTATTGGGATAAAGTAAAAGGCGATGACTTACCAGGTGGATTAGACTTATGTGTATTCGACTTTGGTGTTAACGCAGGTCCAGGACGTTCAGCAAAATACCTACAAAGAATGATAGGTACAACAGTTGACGGTGGGATTGGTCCTAATACATTAAAAAAGGTTGCTGAGTATGTTGAGGCAAATGGCATTGAGCAAAGTATTGAGAGTTTCCAACAGGCTAGACAAAGTTACTATGAACAATTAAGTACCTTTGCAACGTTTGGTAAGGGTTGGACAAGACGTGTCACCGAGACAACAGATTTAGCAAAAACAATGATATGATTGGTTATTGCCAAAACTGCGGAAGACAGCACGAAGGCAGATTAATCGAAGAATTTAGAGATGGAGATAACAGACCAATTGAAATAGTTGTCTGTGAAAATCCACGTTACTTAGAAGAGGAAAAAGATGGAAAAAGTAGTTAAAGCAATAGCAGAACACTTAGGCATTGATGCGTCTAAGGTCGTACCAGGTGCATCTTTAGTAGATGACTTAAATGCTGACGACTTTGATATCGTTGAGATGACCATTGCAATACAAAATGCAACAGGTGTAAAAATTTCTGAGCAAGAAGAAGCTGAAGTAGTAACTGTTGGCGACTTTATCAAACTAGTGGAGAGCAAAAGTGTTTAGTTCTATAAAGATTGCATTAGTAGTAGTAATGTTAGCAGGTGCAGGCGGAGGCTTTATATATGTAAAGAATCTAAAAGCAGACTTGGCTACATCAGAAGCTAACAATGCCAAGTTAGAGCAGAGTGTTGAAGATCAAAAAGCTGTCATTACACAGATGAAAGCAGATTTTGAAGCACAGGCTAACATCAAAGCAAACTTACAAAAGCAACATGATGATCTTAAAAAAGAATTTGCAAACTTAGACAAGAAATTCAATAAAATAAACGGAAAAGGTGAAGTGCGTGATATTGGTTCACTCGCAAATGAAAGACCAGGTTCCGTTGAACGAATAATTAATAAAGGAAGTTCCGAAGGCAATAGATGTAATGAAATTGCCATGGGAAGTCCGCTAACGGAGAAAGAGAAAAATGCTACTAAAAAGTCTGAAATCAACTCAGAGTGTCCTAGTATTGCTAATCCTAAGTACGTTCCTTATTAGTGGATGTAGTAGTGTTAGACAACTAGACGTTTTTAAGACAGAAGTCGAAAGACAACCTCTTGAGCTTCCTGCTCCTCTAACACCTAAGTTAGAAGAACTTAAATGGACTATCATTACGTCTGATAATGCTGATGAAGTGTTTGAAAAGCTGAAAGCAGGTGGAGTAGATCCTGTGTTATTTGGCTTAACTGACGAAGGATACGAAGCTCTAGCTAAAAACTTCGCACAAATACGTGCATATATGCTACAGCAAGACGAAATAATCAAGTCTTACAAAGAGTACTACGAAGGTACCAAGAACAAGCCCAACAGCAAATAACCACTTCTCTTCGATAAATACACATATAACAAAGGATATTATATGTGGTTTTTCTTAATTAAATCAATAGTAGGTGCAGTACTTGGACAGGCTACAAATGCCTGGTTCAAAAAGACAGCAATGGGTAAATGGTTCTATGGAAAGATGGAATCATGGTACAACTGGGCGGCAGAAAGATATGATCTTAAAATATTAACTGCTGAAGAAAAAACTATGCAGAAGTTTCCAGCACTAAAGACAAAATTAGATGCTATGGAAAAGAGATTGAAAGCATTAGAGAAGAAGTAAAATGTTTGACCAATTAGGACTAGACCTTGCAGATGTACTTGCTCCCTGGATAGCTATTTTAATATCGCTATCAGCAGTTTTTTGGTTTAAAGACTTTGCAACTAATTTAATGAGTGGATTAAAGTTTAAATTTAATCCTGCATTTAATGAAGGCGATCATATCATACTAGATGACCATGATGCAATTATAGTAAGAATAGGATTTAGAGAAAGTGTGTTTGGTGTTTATAAAGATAAAGGTTATGTGTGGCAATTTATACCAAATGATAGATTAAAATTTCATAAACTTGAAAAGATTATAAACAAAGATTTACACTTGGACAGCAAAGCAGAAAAAGGGCGAAGACTACAAGAAATGATCGACAAGGCACAAACACAAAAGATAAAAGAAAACCAAGAACATATACAAGAATTAAAAAATGGAAAAAGAAAATAAAGTAATAGACAAAAAGGGGGCGAAGCCTGTGGCAGACACTACGAAAAAAGTGAATATAGAATTAGAGGTTGATACTAATGTAGTTGACAGTTCAAAAAACAAGTATCAAGGACTTATCGATCTTGCGAAAGCAGTAGATAGTTGGAGAATATTTCCACGTATTTTTATTACAACTTATATATTTTTATTATACAAAGTAGTAATATGGTATATGGCTTTACCGCAACCAACAATGGAACAATCAGGTTTGGTTAGCATTGTAGTAGGTGCTGGTGCGGCTTGGTTTGGACTATATACAGGTTCACGATCAGGTAAAAAGTAACATAGACACCGATAAGTAATAGTATGGACTATTACAATATATTAGGTGTTGATAAAACAGCTTCAGACTCTGAATTAAAGAAAGCATATAAGAAACAAAGTATGCAACACCACCCTGACAGAGGGGGTGACGAGTCCAAATTCAAACAAGTTAATGAAGCCTACACAGCATTAAAAGATCCACAGAAGCGACAGATGTATGATCAGTTTGGAACTACTGATCCACAACAACAAGGCTTCTCACAAAACGGTACAACTTTCCATTTCAACGGCGGAGATATGAATGATATCTTTTCTACATTCTTTGGCGACGGATTTGCACAGCCAAATAGTCCTTTTAGACAAAGGCAAATGCGTAATCAAGATATAACCATAGCCGCAGATATTGAACTAGAAGATATTATAAAAGGTAAAGACCTAATTGCCAATTTTAGATTACCAAGTGGCAAACAACAAACAGTAAACATAACATTACCTAAGGGTGTACGTCCAGGAGACACTATACGTTATCCAGGAATGGGCGGAGACCAAGTACCACAAGTGCCAAGAGGAAACTTATTGGTTAAAGTAAGAGTCAAAAGGCACCCCGAGTATGACGTGGAAGGCATAAATTTATATATAACAAGGAATGTAAGTGTATTCGATTTGTTATTAGGCACAAACATAAGAGTAGAAACATTACACGGAAGAACCTTAAGTGTTAATGTTCCATCAGGCACAAACTCCAACACAACTTTTAGTATAAGCGGACAAGGATTACCAGATCAAAGATCAGGACAAACGGGAAACTTATTTGTTAAGGTATTAGGCATAACGCCAACGATTAATGATGAACAAACAAGAGAGAAACTAGCAAAGATAAAAGATGAAATTGATATATCACCCAAATGATTGGTTAGAGAAAAAGGTTAAACCTTTTGACTTTGACAAACAAGACGCTAAAAAGATTGAATCTGAAATGATTGATATCATGGACAAGAATCAAGGAGTAGGATTAGCGGCTAATCAAGTTGAACTTGATTCACAGATATTCATTATCAAACCAGAAGGTTTAAAAGACTATGAGGACGGCAAACCATTTGCAATCATCAATCCTAAAATTACTGCGGTGAGTGAGGAGATGATAGAAGGCGAAGAAGGTTGTTTAAGTTTTCCTTTATTGTACTTTAAAGTTAAAAGACCAGTTGGATTGGTAACAGAGTGTCTTGACTCTAGCGGAAAAGAGTGTACAATAGAGTTACAAGGTTGGAATGCAAGAATCTTTGGTCATGAATATGATCATCTATACGGAATCAACTACATAGATAGAATAAGTAAGTTGAGATTAGATATGGCTAAGAGAAAGCAGGAAAAATTAATGAAACGGATTACGAGACAAGTTAAGGACACAAAGTTATATGGTTGAACCGAGCGAACAGTTACAGTTAGTATTTGATAAAGCAGTTGATGTAGCTAAGAAGCTACAGCATGAGTACGTTACCCTTGAGCATTTATTATTTGCTATGCTTTGTGAGGCCTCATTTGCTAAAATTATAGAAGGATATGGAGCAGATCCAGAGTTCCTTAAAAAGAATGTTGAGAACTATCTAAAGACACAGACTGAAAAAATTCAGATGGATCCAGCAGTAGCTAAAAAGTATAAGCCTAAGAAAACACACGCAGTAGAAAGAGTGTTGAATAGGGCATTTACTCAAGTATTGTTTAGTGGTAGAAGCCATATTGATTGTTCAGATGTTTTCTTAAGCATCATGAATGAAAAGAAAAGCTGGTCATACTATCATATTGCAAAAACTAATATCGATAAGGATAAGTTTGCTGACTATCTTAACAATGAGATGGCTGACAACTATGAAGATGAGGAAATGGCAGGTATGGCTACTAGAGCTTTACGTTCATTTACAACTAATCTTAATGCTGAAGTTGATCAAGGAAAAATAGATCCTGTTATAGGACGAATAGACGAATTAGATTCTATTGCACTTGCCTTAGGTAGACGTGCAAAGAATAACGTGTTGCTAGTAGGTGATCCAGGTGTAGGTAAAACAGCTATTGCTGAAGGCCTTGCCTGGAACATCGTTAATAAAACAGTACCAGAGTTTCTAAAAGAGTATAGTGTTTACAACTTAGACATTGGATCAATGTTAGCAGGTTCTAAATACAGAGGAGACTTTGAAGAACGTTTTAAATTAGTTATGGCCGCTCTTAAGAAACGTGGTAAAACTATCGTGTTTATTGATGAAGCACATATGATGAATGGTGCAGGTGCAGGTGGTGGACAAAGTTCCAACGATCTTGCTAATATGTTAAAGCCTGTATTAACTAAAGGTAATATTAAAGTCGTTGCATCAACTACTTGGGAAGAATACAGAAAGTATTTTGAAAAAGATAGAGCATTGATGCGTAGATTTGCTAGAGTAACTGTAGACGAGCCTAGTAAAGAGATGACAAAAGATATCTTATTAGGTATTAAAAAGTATTACGAAGAGTTTCATAAGACAACTATTACAGAAGAAGCTATTGAAAGTGCGATTAAATTAAGTGTTAAGTATCAGTCAGATAAGAAACTTCCTGATAAAGCAATTGATTTGATTGACTGTGCTTGTTCAAGATTTAATTTAAAAGATCCTAAGGCAGAGAAAGTTATTACTGAAGAAGAAATACAATTTGAACTTTCTAAAGCAGTTAACTTGCCAGAGGAAACAGTTAAAGAAAAAGAATCAAGCAACCTTGCTAACTTAGAAAAGAATCTAAAAGGCGAAATATACGGTCAAGATAAAGCAGTAGATCAAATAGTTGATAAGATACTTGTTGCTCAAGCAGGACTTAAAGCAGAAAACAAACCAATTGGGTCGTTTGTGTTTATGGGTCCAACAGGTGTTGGTAAAACTGAAACTGCTAGACAACTATCCAAACAACTTGGTGTAAAACTTGTTAGATTTGATATGTCAGAATACCAAGAGAAACATTCTGTATCAAAACTAATTGGTTCTCCTCCGGGCTATGTTGGCTTTGAAGAAAATGCAGGATTGTTAATTACTAAATTACAAGAACATCCTAACTGTGTACTATTATTAGATGAAATTGAAAAGTCACATCCTGACGTAAGTTCATTATTACTACAAATTATGGACAATGGATTTGTTACTGGATCTAATGGTAAGACAGCCGACTGTAGAAATATTGTTTTAATCCTAACTACTAACTTAGGTTCACAAGAAGCTGAAACTAATGCTATTGGCTTTGGTGAAATGGAAAAAGAATACGAAGATAAAGAACTTAAGAAATTCTTTGCACCTGAATTTAGAAATAGATTAGACGGAACAATGACATTTAACAAACTTGAAAAGAATACTATGATCAAGATTGTTGGCAAGTTCTTACTAGAACTAAAAAATATGCTTACAGAGAAAGGTGTTACAACTACTGTATCTGATAGTGCTATTGACTTACTAGTTGACAAAGGCTTTGATGCTAAGATGGGTGCAAGACCTTTACAACGTGTAATTGATAGAGATATCAAGACACCTTTATCCAAAAAACTCTTGTTTGGTGACTTAAAAGATGGTGGTACTTTAAATATAGATATTAAAGAAAAAGAATTTGTATTAAATACCAAAGTTAAGGAGCGAGAGAAAGTTGATCAAAAGACAAACTAATAAACTCTTCTGGGACAAGTATGCTTATAAGCTAGGTGTGTATAATTCTGGCACACATATCTTTAGAAACAAACGTCTTGACAATGCTAGAGTTATTATAGATCAACTGCAACGTAAGTCTAGTCACGGTGAACCATTAACTTTCAAAATGCATAGGTGGTCTCAAAAAGAACAAGAGATAGAATCTAAAGACTTTGAAGATCTTAAGATACTCGTAAATGCTTTCCAAGATGATGTAGACTTTATGTTAAGATGTGAAGGATCAAGACTTGGTATATATTCTAATGATATCGATTGGCTTAAGAAGATTTCAAAGAAGATTAATGATGTTCCTTGGTTATGGGAACCAACAGTAGATACCCTAGAAAAAAACACAATTTACTTAGATAAGCCTTCAGAATATAATTACAAGATAAACTTAAACGGAACAGCTGATAGAAACTTTGCAGATTATTGTCTAAAAAACAATAGTAAAGTTAAAGCAGGTGATAGGCTTATACGTGATTTACAACTAGGTAGAGATCTAAAAGGAAAGTACTTGTATGTAAAAGATGACAAGATACTTACCATAGTTAGATTGTTCTTACATAACAATATCATGAGGATCGATAGGCTAGTTTACAAAGATAAGTAATAATATGATAAAGAAAAAGAAACAGTTTGGGAAGAAAAAGAAGCAGGTTGCATTTGAACCTAAACCATATTATTATACACAAAGAGACTGGGATAGAGTAGTAGGATACGGAAAAGTGCCAAAAGAATACCAATATCCAGGTCTGGATTATTCGGATAAATAATAATATGTCCAGTTCAGAAACAATAATGTCAAACCAAGTACACGCAGGAGACTCTACTTCTTCTACAGTAACAGGTACCAAGTTTAAAGGTGACGGTTACTATGGCAGAGCAGATGGATTTCATACAGTACAATACAACGTTGCAGGCTTTAACGGTACTTTAAAAATGCAAGGAACACTTGCAACTGATCCTGTAGAAGCTGACTACTTTGACATTGATGGTACTGAATCTATGGGGACAGAAGGTTCTTATTTTTATAATTTTACAGGTAACTTTGTATGGGTTAGAGCAGTAGTAACATTTACAAGCGGAACTGTACAAAGCATATTGCTGAACCATTAAGGTATAATCATGAAACATTTTATTAATATAGTATGGGAAAACAAAGATTTAAGTGAAGTAGACGATTATCTAGTTGATACTGTGCTAGAGTGTGCTGATGAGGCCTTATTAGAAGAAGAAACTAACTACGAAACATATGATACTATAGAGGGTGGCTCTGTACTTGCTGTAGAGCTACATAAACAGCTAAACGATGAAGAATCAAGCGTCATAGCTGAACGTTTAGCACACAAATTGTTTGATTTAGGCCACAATAACTTCGATATCGAAATTTCCGTCTAGTCTTAAACTGTGATAAATACTCTTAGTACAGGAGTATTCTATGTCTAAAACATTTACTGATTATTTAAAAGAAACAGAGGAACAAAACCGCTGGGTTGAAGAAACTTACGACGGTGATGATTTTTATATTGCATATGGTGATATGTGGTTTAACGAAGACGAGATCATAGACGAAGCTGAATACCAAGGACGTAAAGTAAAACTTGGAAAGCCAATGCAAGGCGATGTCAAGAAGTTTAAAGTATACGTCAAAGATCCAAAAACTAAAAATGTTAAAAAAGTAAACTTTGGTGATCCTAATATGAGAATCAAAAAATCAAACCCTGCAAGACGCAGAAGCTTTAGAGCTAGACACAACTGCGATAATCCAGGACCAAGAACAAAAGCAAGATATTGGAGTTGTCGTAAATGGTAAAGCTAGTTGAATTTTCTGAAGACAAATACGAACAAGATTTAGGATTCAATGTTGTTGAAGACTTATGTCAACACATGAGAAACGATCCTATCTTCTATCGTAAAATGTATTATCCAACAATGGCAACTATGCAGGATAAACTTAAAAAAGGCGAGCCAATTGATCAAATGCAACACATGGGGCCAATGATTGAGAAAGCCTGTCAACATTATTGCTCAAAGTATGATATCCCAAAAAGACCAGAAGAACTTTTAAGTGACGATGACAAAACAGCGATCATCGAAAAGATATATGGTGACGAAATGGAGATGATTAGAGATGGAGAGTACTAGTGTTTCTGCGAGAGCTATTCGAAGCTTCTAAGACTGCCGTATTTGCCTTTGGGCGAATGAACCCACCTACTATAGGACACGCAAAATTAGTTGACGTAATAAAAGGTCAACAAGGCGAACCTTTTCTATTCTTAACACATACACAAAAACCTAAGACCGATCCTTTGTCATTTGCAGAAAAAGTATTCTTTGCACAAAAAAGTTTTAGTGGTGTTACTATTGGTGATAATAAAGTAAGAACTATTATCGATGCTATGAAAAGTTTAGAAGCAAAAGGTTACACAGATATAATTTATGTAGCTGGTAGTGATAGAGTTGATAGCTTTACAAAACTTTTAAATGATTACAATGGAAAAGATTATAACTTTGACAGCATTAATATTGTAAGTGCAGGTCAACGTGATCCTGATGCCGAAGGTGCAGAAGGAATGAGTGCAAGTAAAATGAAAGCCGCGGCCGCTGAAGATGATTTTGAAACTTTCAAACAAGGTGTTGCTGGAGATGAGAAACTAGCACAGATGATGTTTACTAAAGTTAAGGCTGGTATGGGTGTACAAGAAAACCTAGATGAGCTAGTAGTTAAACAACAGAAACCTAAACTAGATGTACTTAATAACATAGCAAGTAGAAGTGACGGCAAACCCTTTCCATTAAGTTGGAATGCAGATTCAAATGAAATAAGTGTAGGTGGTAAAGTTTATATTGAACCATCTGAAGCAAACAAATTTTTACGTTTTTATGATGAAAGATCAGAAGACGAACAAGAGCTTATGCAAAAGGCTTTAAGAAGTGCAAAGACAACTGTAAATCTTTTTAAGAATTTAAACTTTAAATTTACGTACAAGCAAGATGAAAACTTTGCAGACGGTAAAAAAAAAGGTAAAAGCAGACCAGGTAGAGTAAAAAAGTCAGGTGCTAGTTGTAACGGATCAGTAACAAGTTTAAGAGCAAAAGCAAAAAAGGCATCAGGTGAAAAAGCAAAGATGTATCACTGGTGTGCTAATATGAAAAGCGGCAAGAAGAAGTAATGGACGATATAAAGAGATTACAGAAACTAGCAGGTATTGGAGAGTTCAAAGGATATACCGAGTATAAGGTAGATGAGAATCCAAGCATAACTGCAACTGCCTTAAAAGCCAAGGAAAAGAAACTTGGTGTTAAGCCAGGCGACAAGGATTGGTTTAAACTTTGGTTTGGTAAACCTTATATGACTGGTGTTCCTAGTTTTAGAGGAAGAAAAAAGAAATGAAGCTACGTCAACTCTACGAAGGTGTTGGATTAATTGTACCGGGTGTTAACACTACACCAGACGTAGGTCCTGACGAAATCAAGAAACAAGCGGCCAAACTAGGATTAAAGGTTGACAAAAAAGGAGTTCCAGTATATAATATGCACAAGAAGGCTCATAAAAACAGTGACCCAAATACATTATTTAATTTGGGCATGGCAGAGTCTAGGAAAGAAATATGGAACGAATGGAAGATTATGCCTCAAACTATTAAGCCAATGGGTTTAGTACATAAAGCAGGAAAAGGACCTAACAACAGGTTTGACTTTAAGAACAAAGGCAATAACAAAGCTAACGAGGACGAAACAGAATTATCAAGTGCAAGTAAAATATACGTTGACATGGACGGAGTTCTTGTAGACTTCTTTGGTCCATGGACTAAGATGATGGGCGTAAGCGATTGGAAAGAAATTAAAGACGTAGATGCCGCACTACAAAAGATTAGAGATACAAAAGACTTTTGGATTAATTTAAAACCTACTTCTAATGCAGATAACTTACTATCTATTATTAAAGATATTAAAGGTGAGTACTCTATACTTTCAGCACCAATGGCTGATGATCCTAGAGTAGAACCTAGTAAAAAAGAATGGGTTGAAAAGAACCTAAAAGCATTTCCACCAAAAGAAGTAATTATTACTGCACAAAAAAGCAAGTATGCTAAAAATTCAGATGGCACTCCAAACATACTGATTGATGACTTTGGTCAGAACGTTAGTAAGTGGGAAGCATCAGGTGGTGTAGGATTTAAACATAAAGATCATAAGTTTGAAAGAACTGCTAAAAATTTAAAACAATATTTTGAACAACCAGCTACGGAGAGAGAATTGACAAAAATGGCTGAATCTGCACATAAAGAAATTAAAAAAGTAAAGTTTGATGCTGACTTGAAATTACCAAATGGTAAAAATA